AATATAAATAATTTTAGGATAGTGAAAGAATTCTTTCACTATCCTAATTATTAAAGGAGAAAATAAAATGGCATCATCAGACGGATTTTTATCAAATTTTAAAGCGGGTGTAAATGGAAATTTTGCCAGAGCATATCTATTCTATGTAAAGTTTCCTAATTCTGGTCCGGTTAATTTACCAGAAAACCAAGTATTTCTGGTTAGATCATCAAATTTACCAGAATCAACTATAGACCCAATAGTAGTCCCCTACCAAGGGATGGAATATAAAATAGGTTCTACACATACATATTCAGAATGAGAATGTACATTTAATGCTGACAATAAAATGAATTTAAGAAAAGAATTCATGGAATGAATGAAAGGTGTTCATGATCCAACTACTAATGAACATGGTAAACCAGAAGAATATTTTGGAAAAGTAGAAATTGAAATGTTAGATCCATTTCAAACTTTTGGTGGTAATGCAACAGCTAATGCAACTTATAAAGCTATATTATATGATGCATGACCTAGTAGTGTGGGTTCATTAGATTTAGCATATGATAATAAAGAAGTGGCTCAATTTAGTGTTACATTTACATATAATTGACATGAAGAAGAAGAGGGATAAATAATTATCTAAATAAAGAGGTGTTTTAATGAGTTATAAAAATTATTTAAATGTATATGATTTTTCATGTGAATTACCTGGAACAGGTGAAGTAGTTAAATACAAACCTTTAACTACTGGTCAAATTAAAAAATTATTAGTACATGAAAAGGAAACAAATCCAATTGTTTTAGAAAATGTATTTGATCAACTAATTACTTCTAGTGTAATATCTGAAGATTTTGATATAGATAAAATATATGTACAAGATAAAATATTCCTACTAATTGAAATTAGAAAACATAGCAAAGGTGAACAATTTACATTTCAATTTACATGTCCTAAATGTAAATCTCAAAATTTGAATTATTTTGATTTTAATAAATTAGAGGTTATTAAAAAACAGAATACAGAATATGGAGAAGTAACTGCTGGTGATAATATCAAATTATATATAGATTTTATTACTAGAGGTGAACAAAAAGAATCATATAATATGATAGAAAATATTGAGGAATTAACAGATTCACAAATAAGAGCAGAAATGTCACTTCATAGTTTAGCTAGTGGTATAAAAAAAGTAGAATCTCCAGATGGTATAGAAGAAATAGGGGTTGAAGACAAACTTTATATTGTTAATTCTTTAACAGTAGATGACTTAGAAGAAATAAGAAAGTGATATGATAATAATAATTTTGGTATAGATATTAAATATAAACTTATTTGTGATAATTGTGGGTTTTTTGAAGAAAAAACCGATGTGGAGGTAAGTAGTAATTTTTTTTAACCAGAATTTTATTAGAAGGTCAAACATTAGTTAATATTATAAATGAACAATATCAGTTAGCTAAACATGCCAATATTTCATTATCAGATAGTGAAATGTTGGCAGATTTTGAAAGAGAAGCTCATCTTGATATGGTATTACATGATTTAAAAAAAGAAAACGAACCATTTAATAAAATTATTAAATAACCCACTTGAGTTCATAGACTCAATGGATCTTAAAAGGTCTAAAGGGATCATTCCCCTTTAGACCTTTTTTATAGGAGAACTAGAATGGCCACTGAAAGAAGAGAATATATAAAAACAATAAAAAATTCATTAGAAAAATTTAATGAAGAGAGTCAATTAATATTTGAGCAACTTCAAAATTTGAAATCTGATGATATTACTCTTCAGATCTTAATAACAGAAATACAAAAGATCAGAGAAAATACTGTCTCTGAAAAACACTATAACAAATTAACAAATATTCTTAATCAAATACAAGAAGGTGAAATTAAAGAATCAGATTTGAATAAAAGTGTTGATGAAATTTCTGAAGGTTTTATGAAGGGAACTAATACATTATTAGAAGGTATTGGTTCAAAAATTGGAGAAATGGCAGAGCAAAATGAATTAATAGTCTCTGGTATTAATAAAGTAGGTGGATTTTTTGGTGAAATATTCTCCCCCTTTCAAGAACTTTTTAACCTTATAACTGGAACATTTTCTATACTTCAAGGTGTCTTTGGTTATATGACCAAGATTCCTACTTTATTAATGGGATTAATGAGTGTTATTAGAAAAGACCCAACACCTGACAAATTGGATAAATTAATTGATCTTGAAGAATCTAAGATAAAGAAAGAAGATAGAGAAATCAAAGATGATAGTAGTATTTGAAGTGAATTATTACTAATAGCTGGACAAATCACAGGTGGTATAATGGCAGGAGTAAGTGGATTCGTTACAGCTGTTCAGAAAGACATAGTGAAAATGTATAAACCATTTATGAATGTATTTAAAAATGGTATATTAGATCCAGTTCGGAATTGATTCAAAAAAGAAAACTGAATCACAAATATGTTAAACAGAATAAAAAATATTAAAGGAATAACTAGAATAGAAGGATTAATTAGTAGATTTAGTGGAATTGTTGACAGAATAAGAAATATGTTTACGTCTGTGATAGAAAGATTAGGTAAAGTGAGATCATTAGTAGATGATTTGATAAAACAATCAGGAAAATTTGGAAAAATTATTGGTGGAATTTCTAAAGCACTAGGAAGATTAGTTTGACCATTGTTGATTGCTTATGAAGTTATAAGAGGAATGATAAAAGGAGAAACAATAAGAGATAAAATATTAGAGGCAAGTGCTGGTATTTTATCTATAGCAACACAAATACCGGAATGAATTATTAATGGATTGTTATGAGCATTTGGTTCTGAATTTAGAGTAGATTTTGGTAGAGAAGCAATAATTGAAGCAATAAATGATATAAGTGATTGGTTATATAAGAATGTAACTGAACCAATAACAAATTTCCTGAAAAATTTTGATTTAAAAGAATCATTCAATAAACTTGTTAATAAAATAGAAATTACTATTAGTGATTCATTTGGATCAATACTAAAAAAGTATAATAATCTGAAAAATATGTTAATGGGATTTTGAAATTCTCTAATTAAAATGAATTTTCTTGATTCTGATTTGTTTAGTACAATTACAAATTGAATGGAATGAACCTTTGATCAAATTAAAAAACCATTCATGTGAGTTAAAGAAAAACTACAAGAAACTGAACAATGATTAATTAATCATACATTGTTTGATAAACAAACAATAGATTCATTAAAACAATCAATGTCTAGTATGTTTAACTGGATAATTGTACCTTTCAAGAATGTACTAACTAATTTGAATGATGTACAAAACTGATTAATAACTACTGTATTTGCAGATCCAACACAAACATGAGAAAGTATTAAGAGTGTAATGTCTGATGTGTTTGATTGGATAACTATACCTTTCAAATCAGTATTAGAAAAATTACAAAATTTTTGAAATTGGTTAACTACAACAGTATTTGCAGATCCAACACAAGCATGAAAAGATATTAAGAGTGTAATGTCTGATATGTTTAACTGGATAACTGCACCCTTTACAAATGTACTAACTAATTTGAATACTGTACGGAATTGGTTAACTACAACAGTATTTACAGATCCAACACAAGCATGAGAAAATATTAAGAGTGTAATGAGTAATGTATTTGATTGGATAACTATACCTTTTAAATCAGTATTAGGAAAATTACAAAATTTTTGAAATTGATTAACTACAACAGTATTTGCAGATCCAACACAAGCATGAGAAAATATTAAGAGTGTAATGTCTGATGTGTTTAACTGGATAGCTGTACCTTTCAAGAATGTACTAACTAATTTGAATAATGTACAAAACTGATTAATAACTACTGTGTTTGTAGATCCAACACAAACATGAGAAAATATCAAGAGTGTAATGAGTAATGTGTTTAACTGGATAACTACACCCTTTACAAATGTATTAACTAATTTGAATACTGTACGGAATTGATTAACTACAACAGTATTTACAGATCCATCACAAACATGGGAAGGGATTAAAAGTACAATGAGTAATGTATTTGATTGGATAACTATACCCTTTACATGAGTTAAGGATAAATTAAAAATATTTGAGAATTGATTAATTAATCATACATTGTTTGATAAACAAACAATAGATTCATTAAAACAATCAATGTCTGATGTGTTTGGTCAAGTAACTGCACCTTTTATATTTGTTAAAAATTTATTATCTGATATGTGGAATTGATTAACAGCTACTACATTCAGTGATCCATCACAAGCATGAGAAGATATTAAGAATAAATTATATGGTATATTTGATTATTTAACAGAATTATTTCAACCAATTAAATTTGCAGCATTAACATTTTATGGTTTATTAACAGGTGATTTTGGTACAATGTCTACCAATGTAAAGAAAATGTTGAATTCTTTACAGAATGTAATGTCTAATATATTCAATAATATCAAAAACTTTTTGATGAACAATACACCTATTGGTCCATTAGTCAGAGGTTTTAATAATTTATATAATTTTTTGACAGAGGATAACAAAGAAGAAACAATATTAGAATCATTAATTAATGATTTAAAAGAATTACCTGGACAAATAACAAATTGATTTTATTCAATTATACCTAATTGAAAAGATGATATAGAACCACGATTAAAGAAGATCGTACCAGATTGAGCAGAACCTTGAATATTTGGGAAAAAACTTGATATTGGTAAAATGCAGGACACACCTAAAATGTCAGGGAAGGAATTAATGAGAACATTAATAAAGGGTGATGCAGTAGATAGAAAAGTTGGTTTTAGAGGTATGCCAGATGAATTTTCATTAAAGAAACCAGCATTAGAAAGTATGAGTTCTACACAGGCGAATAAATTATTGAATACTGATTATAAGTTCACCAAAGAAACTAGGGATTCATTAGTAGAATTAACCAAGAAAGCTACTAAGAAAAAATCAATTTATACTCATGATGTCACATTAGAGAATATTATGGGTAATATCAAAGATATTTTAAAAGGTGATGTTTCTTACTCAGATTCAGACACTACATTTATTATAGAGAATAATAAATCAAGAAATATAGATAGTATTAATACAAGTATTTCAAGAAATAAAATAGAAGAAAAAAATAAAGAAAGAGCAATCAGAGAAAAAGAGATTAACTCTAACAGAAATTTTTTAGAATCTATTAATAATAAAGTTTCTAATAATATAAATAATGACCTGAACAATAATGTAAAAAATGTTAATGAACCGAATAAGGATGAAAGAGAACGTATATTTCCAAGTGAACATATACCAGATGAGATAGAAAATTTATCATTATTCTTATTCACAAAGAATTGGGGAATTGTATCATAATTAGATAGGAACATTGAGGTAAATTATAATGATTAAATGGTTTCCATCAAGAAGTATATTTTCAGGTGAATGAGCTGATAATGTTCTATGAATAGAACTTACACCTAAAAAAATAGCTAATCAAAATATTCAGAAGACTACTTATGTCGAATTAGAAGATGCAGATGATTTAGATATAAGCCAATATAATTTTCTAGCACCAAATGAAATTCAAGAAACTATAAACAATACGTGAGAACCTATGGAAAATATTATATCTGGTATGTCACAGAAAATAGCATCTACGGCAAAAATTATAAATCAGGGAATTGCTCAGTATAAAGTAGATACACCTTTAGTGTATATGAACTCTGAAAATAGACAAGTTACATTCTTATTTAACTTAATTATGAATGAAAAGGCAAATTCTAAAGAATACGTAGTTGATCCAGTTAAGAATTTAATGAAGTGATCAACACCAAAAATACCAACAAAAATAATGTCACAGAGTTTACAAAAAGTAGAACTTCCATATGTATTTCAGGTAAGAACAAAAACAGGAGTTGATGGATATAAAGATATTGTCAATATGAGATGTGCTGCTATCTCATCTATACAACCAACTTACTTTCATCCATATGTGAATGGTTATCCATGTAAATGTGAATTAACAATTACATTTATAGATATAGAACCAATAAGTAGAGACAAAACATTTAATATAACTGTATCTTAAAGGGATATATATGCTAGAACCAATAAATAAAACTTATTATGAATTTACAGGTAAAAGGCTGAAAAATAATTCCCAACTTAAAGCTTTTAATTTACTAGAAGATTCTGATGGAAACAAATTATTAAATATATTCAGAACTTATAGCATAAAAAATTTAAGTATTAATTATTTTTTAATACATGAACTTGATTATGAAGATAGGTGATATAATTTATCTTGAAAATATTATGAAACACCATATTTATGATGAACTATACCTATGGTTAACAATATAGCAAATCCGTTTGAATTTCCAGAAGCAGGAACTAATATCAAAATATTGAAAAGTTCTTATATTTATAGTGTTTTGAATGAAATTAAAGAGTTAGGGAAAAAATAGATGAAAGATTCAAATGTTAAAGTACAAGATTATGGGAAGGAATTTAGTGTTGGAATTTCAGTATATAATCAAGATTTTTATTGATTATCTAATAATGAAATATATGAATTTTACTTCATAGAAGATATATATTCATATTTAATAACTGGCAAATTAATTTTTTATGATAGATATAGCATTTTTGAATTTGGATCTCTAGTTGGTGGAATACTTATCAATATTGTATTTGGAGTAGATAAAGATTTGACATTAACTTTTCAAGTATATAAGTCAGATAGAATTATACCAGAAACTTCACATAGAAATGAAATGAGTGAGAATGTAATAGAACTTACTTTAGTAGAGTCTAATTTTCGTTATTTAGTACAACAAAAATATTCTAGAAGTTGAAGAAATAAAAATATAACGTCAATTGTATCTGATATATTAAAGAATATGGTATTTATAGAGTCAGAACAACAAAATATTGTTGATCAAAGTAGTGAAAGTATTGATTTCTGTATGCCATATTGAACACCACAACAGTCAATAAACTGATTATTATTAAGAGCTTCTTCTAATAATAAATGGGGTTATTGTTGTTATACAAAAACAAAAGCAGATCATAGAAGTTATGCTATTTTAGAAATTCAAACACTTGAAAATATGTTAAGTTCTGATAATATTCTTAGTGATAAAAATGATGGAGTATATAGAATGGTTACTCCTGATTTATATAATTTTAACAGGATATTATCATATGAAGTTTCTGGTACAGATATGTTTTCTAATAAACAATTGAGAGGTGGTCACGTTCTAGGATATGATTTTAAAAGAAAAAAGTTAATAGATAAAAAATTTCAATATTCTCCTGGAAGTAATTACTTTAATAAAGAAAGTGGTGAAGATGTAGTTGATAATTTCACTATGTTAGGTGATTGAACTTTATTAAGTGGAACAGAATATAGCTTATTTAATGATACTGATGTCAATTCAGAAATAATTGGTGAAAATAATGAAACAATTATAAAAAATATTTATTTCAATGATTGAATAAAACGATATTGTATGCAAAATACAGTTAATATTGTAGTTAGAGGCCATGAAGATAGAGAATTAGGAAAATTAATATGAATAGAATGACCATCTTCTAGTAAAGATGAAGTATATAATGCTAATATGAATGGACTCTACTTAATTAAAAGTATAACACATCATTTTTCACCTAAAGGAAAACCAGCATATAAACAAAAAGTTGGTCTTATTAGAAATGCATATAATTATGATGAAATATCTAAAAGACTTCTTTATCCATCAAATAAGATAAATACTACACAACCAACAGGAATAATAGTAACTTAATTATGATAAAAAATCCATTAAGCTCATTACAACCAGAATCAAATAAACTATTTGGTATATATAGGGGAGTTGTTGAAGATAACAGATCAGATCCTAGAAAAGCTGGAAGAATAAAGGTTAGGGTATTTGGTGTTCACACCAAAAAGAAAACTAAAAATAGTGAGGGAACAGAAGGAATTCCTACAGAAGAATTACCATGATGTGAGCCTGCCCTACCTATCTTTGAAGGTGGTGTATCAGGATTTGGTAGGTTTTCACATCCAGTAGAAGGCTCTCATGTTTTTGTGTTTTTTGAAGCGGGGAATCCTATGGAACCAAGACATTTCGCTTCTGCACCAGGAATTCCAGAATCTGCACCTAGATATAATGAAAATGAAGGATTCAGTAATCCTAATATTCCTAATGTTGGTGATGATAGTGATGATGTTGATATTACTGATGATATTATTGTAACATTGGATAGATATGAAACTAGTGATCAAGGTACTAAAGGTAATATTAGTATTAATGATTCATATTTCTGTAAATCTTTAGAATTACCTTGAAGAGATAATAACAATAACATATCTTGTATTCCTACAGGTACTTATGAAGTTTTCTTTAGACAATATCATTATAAACTTAAATCAGTCCCAGGAAGAACAGGTATATTAATACATTCTGGTAATTATGCAGGAGATAGTAGTGAGGGATATTTAACAAATTCACAAGGATGCATAATGTTTGGTCAAGAGTTTGGAACATTAAATAATCAACTAGCAGTATTAAATTCATCAAATACTGTTAATAAATTTGTATCAAAGTTAGAAAAAAAATCTTTTAAATTTATAGTTACAAATAGTACAAGTACAGATATGTCTGTGTAAAGGATAAAATATGAGTTTATATAATGAACTTAATTTTTCTGGAGCAACTGTTTTTGATTGAGACTTCTATCATAAAGAATATTTAAATTCACCTACTATTAGTTCTTCAGAAGGTGATAAACGTTTAATTGCATTTAATACGAGAGATAAACAATTAAAAATACTTCTTCCACCAAAGAAGTATTTAGATAGTTCCGGTATAAGTATTTCTTTTACTGCTTCTAGTGGTATATGTAAGTATAAAGCACAAATTGATAATGTTCCTTCAATAAATACTCCAAATTATTCTGTGAATAATTTGCCTTTTAAACAAATTCAAGAATTGTCTTATGCAAAATGTATAGAATTTGATAGTCAAAGTAGTTCATGGAAAATAGCAAATTTAAAACCTTCTGAACCACATTGGTTGTGTATTGATATAGATCAAGGAACAGTAGGACGAATTAAAACTGATGTTTCTTTTAGATTATTAGAAGAAACAGCAAAGGAATACTTATTAGGTAGAAATGATCCAAGTGATTATGATGATTCAAGTGATTCAAGCGTTTATGAACCTCCAAAAATATGAAAATATGCTCCTGGTGAACCAGATTGGCATAGATTAGCAAGACATGAAAAAATAGAAGATACACCTATTGGGTACAGAAGATCTCATAAAGTTACTGATATAGATGTATCTTGATATTTTTTTGAATGAGATGAACCTGATCCTTACTATAATGCATTATATCCAGAAAATAAAGTTATGGGTACACATAATGGGTTATTATATGAGATAGATGATACTCCAGATAATAGAAGATTTCATCGTTGACATCCATCAAATACATTTGAGGAAATATCTGAAGAGGGACATTTAAATAATAGAAATCATGGAGATAGATTCATATTAGTAGATGAAAATTTCTATAAATTAATAGAGAAAAATTTTTATGAAACAATAAGAAAATCATGTTTCAGACTTATAAAGAATAATAATTGATCTCACACAATAGGAAATGAATTAAATTGAGTTCAAAACAGTAAAATTACTTATATTGATTCTAATAGGAAAGAAGAAATTGGTGCAAATAATGATATCATTATTAATAAAGGTTCTTATGTAAAAGCATCAGAAACATATAATGTTCAATCAAAAGAAATAAATATGGATGCTGACGTTATAAACCTTAATTGTGGAACATCATTATCTCCATTGGTTCCATCAAAAGAAGAGACATCATCTCAAGGGCCAGAAAGTCCAACAGGATCTGCTGTAGATTCAGAAAGTAGAGAAAGTGGTAATGTAGTTACACAACCCTGATGATCAACTATTTAAATAAAACTAAGTAAAAATGGTGATACTATGAAAGATATAGAAATTGTAGATATTTCAGAAACTAAAGAAGTTATTGTTAATGATAATTTTATTGTTGTATATGATAAAGAAAATAAAGAAGTGAGTGTCCATAGTAAAATCAAATTAAATATTGATTTTTGCACTGATTTGTCATTAAATATAACTGGTGCATTAGATTTGAATGTAACTGATAACATAAATATTAGAACAAATAAAGAATGTTTTATAGATTCTAAAATATTATGATTAAATTCTAAAAAAGAAAATTATTATGATGAAAATTTTAACAAACAAATTCTAGGAGTAAAAAATGCCAGGTGTAGTTAGAATAGATGATAATTGTTCAGGACATGGATGTTGACCTCCACGCCCATCCATAACAGGATCTCCTGACGTATTTGTTAATAATAAACAAGTAGAAAGATATAATGATGTTTTAGAAGAACATTGTTGTCGTAGAATTATAGAAATAGATGGTGAGATTCATATTCGAACATATTGTCATGATGGTTTACATCTTGGCATTAGAGATGTATTTGTAAATGAACTACCTATACAAGTAGGACAAGACCCTATTAGTTGTGGATCTGTTTGTGATGAATGTTCTGATAATGTTTTTGCGGAATAAAAAAAGGAGTAAAGAATGGCACAACAAGTTTTTGATGTACATAGTTCAAAATTAACATATGCTACACTTAAAAAAATGTTAGAAATTGTAGATGATTATTTAAGTATTAAGACTAACTTAACATATTATTTTCCAGGAATTCTGGTCAATAATGATGAATGAAGGAAATTGAAGAAAATTATTAAAACTTTCTTAGATCATAATATTAATTGGGGTGGTATTTCTCCTAATACTAGTAGTACCACACATGATTATTCCAATTTAAAACAAACAATTCATTTAAATAAAGATGATGTAGCTCATCTTTATAATAGATTAATAGGTGAAGTTTCCTTTGCAGATGAAACAATTGTTGATTATTTATCAAGTGCTACCTGAACTAACATTATTAATAGAGTTATAAATATGATTACTTATGAATCATTATATACTTTACATAGACAAATTTTTAATGGTATTAGTAATAATGATTCTGAATATACAGAAAAGACATCTGGACAATTATCATTATATGATAATTGTGAGATGCCATTACCAATTAATAAATATACTCCTGATAATGCTAATTATAATGCCTTTATACATCTTCTAGGTTCTGATAATTATTATTCTTATCTGCCTGTATATGATCTTGATTGAGTATCAAGAAATGTATTTAAAAGATTAATATATAAAACAAATAAAGTTACTATAGATTCTTCTCCATATACACATAATACTCCTATAGGTGCAATATTATGAGCAAGAAAATCTGATGGTACATTTTTAACTACTGTAACATATGATGATGAAGATACAGTCAATATTGATGGAGTAGAAAGTGGAACAGAATTAAGAATATTAGAATTGTATAGTGAAGGTGAAGAGGAAGAAGTGGAAAGACCATTAAAACCAAGTATTTTACATCCAGAAAATGAAGATACTGTTTTTAATAAATTTGATATTTTAACAACTTCCTTGAAGATATCAGGTGGATTATTTGATTACCATTCATGAACAACTTGGCAATTATCAGATTCTTCTGATTTTTCAAACATATTATGAGAATCATATAGAAATAGAGAGAGTAAGACTTCTATTTCGTTATCTATAAGTCCTTCAGGATATATATCTTGTGAAACAGAAAGTTCATCTGGTCAATTAGCAACCAATGATACTATATACTGTAGAGCTAAACATAAGGGTGGTATATATGGTGAATCAAATTTTAGTGCTCCAATTCATTTTTATACTCCTTCATCATGAACCTGTGAAAGAGGTTTAGTAGATTATGGTGGTATAATAGTTGGTGAAATTAATGATTATTGTTTAGTCATGGGAAAGTTTGATTCTGAACCAACTACTACAAATAATTTCTATATACATTCATCTGAATCAGAACAATTATCGGAAACAATATCAAGTTCAGGTGATATGTCATATAGAGAAGATCAAGATATATATTATGCTAATGTAACTGGTAGTAATACTGATATGAATGATTGATTAGAAATCAAACCCCAACCAGAAAGCAATTATGATATGTTTGTGGATTCAGAATCTGAAATGTTAAGTTTAGAAGTAAGTGGTGGTAACATTGCTATTAGAACTGATGAATATAAATGTTATGTTAATTTAGTAGGAAGTAATGAATCTATGAATGATTGAATGGAATTAGATACTCCTGCAAAAATTTGATGATTAGCTAAACAATATTGTTTGAATCTAGAATATCAATCGTATAATGATTGATATTTACCATTAGCATCTGAATTGAATATGATGCAGAATAATATGTTAGAATTAAATTCTCTAGATGATACAGGAGAATTTAGAACAGAAAAATATTGATCTTCTAGTGTTGATGTTATGGATGAAAAATATTATGCATGAGTAGAAGATTTCAGTGATGGAACCCAAACAACAAAAGACAGAGATGCTAATTGATATTTCATAAGACCAGTTAGGAGATTATAATGTCTTATTATTCAGATATAAATTTATCATTAGAAAAACAAAGAAATGGTGACGTAAAAAAATGTGAAGATAAAGATGCTGTAAGAAACAGCATTATTAATATTTCTGAGACAATTCAAGGACATAGAGTGATGTTACCTGATTTTGCGTTTAATGGGTACAATATTTTATTTGAACCAATAACCAAAGAAAGTGGAAGTATTATAGGTAGTTTAATATGACAATCAATTGAAAAATGAGATGAAAGAGTAGAAATAAATAATATCCATGTTGATTTAAAACCAGATGAACATCAGTATGTTATATATATTTATTATCATATACTAAATATAACATCAGAAACAGAACCAGATGTTGTTAGAATAGTTTTAACTCAATTATAGGAGAAAATAATAATGAGCATTGTACCAAATTATATAAGTATGGATTTTAATACGATCCGAGATGATTTAATACAAGAATTGAGAAAAACAGAAACATTTAAAGATTATAATTTTGAAGGAAGTAATATAAGTATATTATTAGATCTTTTCAGTTATTTAGGTGAGTTAAATACTTTTTACACAAATAAATTGGCTAAGAATTTATATATTGATACAACTGAACTATATGAAAATATTCATAGATTAGCTTTAAGAGAGGGATATTCTCCATTAGGATATATATCTTCTGAAACAGATCTGACATTAACTCTATCTCAAGGAGAAAATGAATATTTTGAAATTGGTGATTTATTATATGTACCTAAACATAAAAATTTCAATAGTAAAATTGATGTTGATAATAATATTAATTTTATTAGTGTAGATGATGTTAATCATACAGTTTCATTATCATATACAGAAGAAGGTGAACCAAATACAATAACAAATTATGAATTTAATATCTTAGTAAGACAAGGTAATCTACTAGAATATAGTTACTTTGGTTCTGATATATTTAATAATAAAATTTCTTTACCTTTCAAAAATTTTGATAATAAACCTAGACTTGGTACAGGTTATGGAGATTTTAGTATATGATTAGAAGTGAATGGAGTGAGATGAGAAAGAGTTAATACTTTTCTAGAATCATTATCAGGAATTGATACTACTTATAATATATTTAGGTTTTTATATGACAAATATAAACGTTACCAAATTAATTTTTCTCCTAACCTTAGTATTCCAAAAGAAACAGATGAAATAAATATTTCATTAATAGAATGTTTGGGTAGTGAAGGAAATGTTGGAGCAAATACTATAACTGAAATTATTAGTGATAATTTAATCTATAACATAACCAGAGATATTTGAATTCCTAACCAAAATATTTCTGTGACAAATAGAAGAGGTAGTTCTGATGGACAAAACCCGGAAACTACTGAAGAAATAAGAAGTAAAACTTTGAATTTTGCATCTTCACAATATAGATGTGTATCAAGAAAGGATTATAAAAATTTTTTAGAACAGTATGGTAAAGTCTTAAAAGGAACAGCATGAGGTCAAAAAGAATTAAGATATAATTCAGATGTTAGAGATTATAATAAAGTATTTATTACAATTATTCCAACAACATGAAATGTTGATACTATAATGACAAATTCTGAAACATGAGTAGTTGATAACGGAAAGAGAACAGAAATTATGGTTCCTGATCAATATTTAAATGATTTCAAACAAGAATTAGAAGTTTATCTAGATCCATATATAACCACAAATGTATATCACGTATATGAGTTACCAGAACTTATTTATTTTGCCTTTGATATTTCTCTTGTCGTGAAACAAAATTATAATTATGTATCTGTCATGAGTGATGTAAAAAGCAAATTGGAATATTTGTTTAGTGGTAAAATGAGAAGTTTTGGAGAAGAAATTGATTATAAATCAATTGAGGAAAACTTGAGAGATTTAGATATAAAATCAGAAACTAACTCATTTAGTAATGTTAAAGGAATAAAATTTTTGAGAATTAGAGATATACATAGTAATTATACAGTTAATGAACCGAATAATTCACAAGATTTTCCTCAATATAAAACGGATAAATTTGATAGTTATATGGAAAATAAGTTAAGGACTATTCTTTTAGGTCCAGGTCAATTTCCTATGTTAGATTCAAGTGTTTGTGAGTTTATAAAAGAAGGATAAGATATGAAAAAGTTTTCTGATATACCAGGATTTATAATTGAAGAATATTACAATACTATTTCAGATAGTACTTCTGATGATCCTATCACATATGAAAAATCTGTAAATGATATTACATTTACAGATAGAGATGATGTTGAATTCATAGATCATAGAAATATAGTATGAAACATTAAATATACTATTGGAAATAAATATTCTCAAAATAATAGTTATTTAATAGGTTCACAATTTAATATAGTTTCTTATGGTGGTAATAAATCACTAGTTTATGCAGAAACTGAAACAGATTGAAAAAATTTCAATATTATTCCTTCCACTGAAAACTTTAAAGAAACAGAATATGATTGAGTAGGAACATATTATAATTTTAAAATTGCTGATAATATATATCCGGAATATTCAGAAGATATTAAGTATGAATTAGAAGGAACTTATTATAAATTTATTCAGTATGATTCTTTCTCTGAAAAATTATACAAAACAATTTCTACAAATTCAGGTTATAATATATATTTTAGAAGTGATGATCCTTTCATAAAATGAGCAAAAACATATTATTCTGAATATATAAACTTAAATAAAGATTATATATTCATTGGAAATGTTTTTCCTTATCTTGGTGAAGAATGAAGATGTAGAATATTTGTTTACTTAATGAAAGATTTTGTTATTGATTCTTTGCCAACTAATAACAGACCCCAAAACTTAGTGAAATTTTTCCAAGTTGCATTTGATAAAATATATTCAACTATATATAACCAACAGAAAGAAATTAAAACCATATATGATCCCCAAGAAATTAAAATTAATTTACTTCGTGAACTTTCTAGTGATATGGGTTTGGATCTTGACATTAATATATTGAGTCAGCTCAATGAAGAAAATCTTAGAGAATTTGTCAGTAACATTCCAATACTTATAAAGAAAAAAGGAACAATCAGTTCTCTCTTTAGTATATGAAACTTAGTAACACAACAATTTACAGATTCAACAAGTAGATCTATAAATCTTTATGAATACTGACATGATACATTACCAGATGGAGAATATTTAGTAAAAAATGATGATTGAAAAGAAATTAATTATTTGAATAAATATCAAGATGTAGATTTTACAGGTTGTAGTGGTGATTCTTATTATTCTAGATATACTAAAACATATCCAGATTTTTACCAAACAAATATATATCAATCTAATGTAAGTTCTTATATACACAAACAATATGAGTTATCGAGTACATGAGAAGTTAACCATTTTATAAATGAAACTGAATTAGTAATACAATGTTATAATGATGTTTATGAAGAATTTATTCCTTCATCTGTAGATATAAAGAATAATGCTACTGTTATAATTAATTTTAATAAACCAACTATTGGTTACTGTGTTGTACAAAAAGCAGGGTATGGAAGAATAGAAGAAGGAACCTATTGAAATATACAACATTATATAAATTCTAAATTAATATTAACACAATCATTTAATGTGTTCAATGAAAGGTTTATGCCAAGTGTTGTTTACTTAAAAGATCATGATACAGGAATTATCCAAACTACGAGTAAAGGATATGGATATTTTCTAGAAGGTGATTATATATATTATGATTTAACATCTGAAGAAGATAACAGAAGAATCTGAACAATAAATCATGGGTTATATTCTTTATTAATTGTTCAAGTATATGATATTAATGATAATATGATGTTTCCTAAAAGTATAAAACACAACCAATTAATGAGTACAGAGATTGAATTTAGTAAACCAGTAAATGGATATGCTATTTTAAAAGAGGTAGGAAGTGTTTATAGAAACATAGAAGGAAATATACTTTCTCCACATTACAAAGTAGAATGTGATTTAACATGCAGACCTATAAATAATGAAGATATAATTAATGAAGAAACTGTTAACTTCTTAATAAATAATTTTGAATCTATGAGAGGAGTAACAAGAGTTCCCCATTACCACTTTGTATTCGCACCATTAACTGATTTCTCAGGGTCAATATTAGGAACTTATGAACAGAAATATATTTCTTATTGACTATCAAGTTGTATAGTAGGAAGAATATTAGGTGATAATGTTTATCATCACCAAGTTGAAGAATCAACTACTTGAGATGTACAACATAATTTTAAAACTAAAAATGTACTTGTATATGCTTATAACTCTAATTATGAACAAGTATATTATAGTTGAATTGAACATATAGATTACTCTAATTTAAAAGTTCATTTTGATACTCCTCAAAGTGGTTATCTAATAGTTATTGAATCAGAAAAAACCGGGAATATTTTTACAGATCCAATGACAATTGAACATGATTACCAAAGAGAAATTAATTATCAATTTTTTAATCTTTCAAGAGAAGAAACTATATTTCCTGAATCTATTATAAATAATCCTAATTCATTAGAATTAGGTAAATCTGAAGAAGGATATTATCAACTAACAGAAGGAAATATTATCTGAACACAAACTAATCCTTCTTCTACATGAGACATACAACATAATTTAAATACTACTGGTATTGTTGTACAATTTTATGATGGTGACTGAGAAAGAATTTTTCCTTCTACTTTAACATTAAATACTCAAAATGATTGTGTATCTACATTTTCAGAAAGTGTAAGTGGTTATTGTGTAATAAAATCTATTGGTTTTATTAACTATAGAAATGATATTAAGAGACAAATTGATGATAATGGTGTTGTTGTAGTTTTAGGTGATGGAAATGATAAATTTTATATTCTTGACAATATTAATGATGTTCAAAACCCAATAGATATAATTAATGTTGGTTCTGAAAATATCTATATAGAAAATGATAATTTATATATAGATATAGAATTAGATGAAAGTAAAGAATATGACATACAGGAAATAGGTATATTTGATACAAATAAAGAAATGTTATATTTCTATTCTCAAGGAAGTATAATTCATAAAAAAGAAAATACAACAATGACATTACACTATAGAGTAAGTAATCAAGATTTATAAGGGGGTTATAAATGTCAAGAATACATTGATGATCATTTTTAGTTAATGAAGAGGGTCAACCAATAAACAATGCAGATATAAGTATATACTTAGCAGGAACTACAGTTCCTGCCAAAATATTTTTAGATGAATTTTCAACAGAATCAGAGGATAGTATTCCTCAATTAAAATCTAGTAAGAATGGTTATTTTGAATTTTGAATTCCAGATGTTACTAGTGATATATATACATCAGGACAAAAATTTAAAATAGAATGAGACAAAGCTGGATTAGAATATGGATATATTGATTTTGTTGATATTTATCCATCTTACTATCCAGTAGATGAAAATAAATCAGATACAAAAAAAGATAAAACTGTAAGTAATGAATTAGCTCAAAGATGAGAAAGTCATGCATTGGATGATTCTCATGTTATTCACGGTATAGAAGAAATTACGTTTGAAGATTTAAACACTATCAGAAATAGAACTATTAGTAATAAAGATGGGTTTGAATGAGAAAAACATACTAATTCTATATTTACTACAGAAGGAACAAGTGGACAAACTTTTATTACAGGAACACATGCTACTAGTGCAGATTTTCCTCATGATATTCATCCATGAAATCCTTCAGAAAATATTGAACTAACAGATTCTAATTATTGAATTAAAAATAGATTAATTTCACATCATTATGGTACAAAATGGAATAACCATGTTGAAAATGGTGAATTACATCATAATTCTTATCATGAATCAATTAGTAGTACTGATTGATCTCCTAGTGGTGCTAACTATATATTTGATGTTATACATCAACTAAATGAACCATATCCCATGATTCAAATGTGAAATACGGATACTAAATTACAACAAGATCCTGTTTCTATAAAAAGTTTAAGTTCATCAGGTTCAAGAATAGAAAATGATTCAGAAATAAATGCTAAAGTGATAATTTTAAAATAAGAGGGAATAAAATGGCAAAGATATTAGGTGCTATAACCTTAACAGAAGATAGTTCTACATCATTAAAAAATATAGATGGTGATTATGTATCACATGATGATGTGTGTATTGTAGTAGATGAAAATTGATTCTATATATATGTATTAGAAAATTCTTCTCTGGAACAAAACATTCCAGATGTAATAGAACCATATACTAATTCTACTAACAAAAGATGAATATTAAGATCTTTAAGAAAGTTTACAGAAGATGTATCTGTAAAAAAAGATAACAAATTAACAGTTTCCAAGATATACTATAATGATGATGATGGAGTATCTTTTTATACAAGAAACAATCAAGAAATTATGAGAATTGACCAAAATAATGTTGTTCTCAATAAAGAATTGCTTATTACAAGTAATAATTTAAATATAGGATCTTTGAATAATATAAATCTTTCAGAATTTATATTAAGAGATGGTTCGGTTGCATTTACTGATCAAGTACAGGGTATATATCCAGAAGCAGATGAAGACTTAGCAACTAAAAAATTTGTTTTAGATTCAGTTGGTGAAGACTTTAATACAATGGACCATATATCAGAACCTAATAATCCTGAAATTGGTCAGAGTGTGATGTACTCAAGTGATGGATCAGCAAGTGATGAGACAGAAGGTGATCTTGTGTTAAAAATTAATATTGGTGGAATTGTAAAGAAAACTATATTAGCATCTTATGGAGACGCTAAATTCCTAACTGATTATGAATAATTATAGTATTTTTTCAATAATTGGTTAATCAGAATAAATTATAAATAATTAAGAACCGATAGAACAACCTCTATGTTCTAGATGTTATCTGTCTCCCTCCTTTTGGATAGACATTACGGTTAATCACACTTAGGAGATTCTATGAAATTTCATAAAATAGAAATGGTAGGAAGACTACTACTACAAAAAATAACAGATTTACCTATATTTAGTAGTGAAGATGAATCACGGGTATTATATAATACTACTAATAAAAGTATATATTATGCTGATAATACAAGATATAAAAAATTAAGTGGAAAAATAAATGAGTTTACTACACCAGCAACAAGTGGTGATTTATTAGAAGTTGGTTATTCTTATCCAATTGATACTTCTACTGGAGAAGTTATACTACTACTTCCAACAGACATTTATAAAGAAGATATGATAGAATTGTTTGATAGTGAAGGTTCATTTGCGGATAATAGTTTGGTTGTTGATGGTAATGGAAATACCATTAATGGAAATGATACGGTATCATTCTCTGTAGATGATTCTTTTATTAGATTAATATTTGATGGTGAAGAATGAAAAGCAGATATTGGGGGTTTAAATACTGTTGTAGATGACACAGGAATTAATTTTGCCTCAATGGGAAGTGCAACAGAAATTAATCCGAATGATAATCTTACATATCAAGATGCTACTGATGGTAATACTAAAAAAATTACTTCTAATAATTTTTTACAAACATTAGATGTTAGTAATTTAACATCTATGACATCTCCTAAAAGTGATGATTATTTATTAATACATGATGTTAGTGAAAATATAAATAAAAAATTCTTATCTAGTTCTCTTTCAACTTCTTCTAAGAATATTTATCCATATCAAATGAATCTTGATTTTAATGATGA